GTATGCAGGCGTTCTCCCAGCTTACTTGACAGAAAAGCGTAAAAAGAAGAAGGCACGAAGAGAAGAAGATCTCTTGGCCTCTGAAAAAGCTGAAGCGGATCGCATGGAAAAGGTTATGTCTGGCGCTACCACTATGAGTGCCGGAGGTAAGACACGAACAAAGCCTATTGATGGGATAGCTATCAAGGGTAAGACTCGCGGAAGAATGATCTAGATGGCTACCAGCGGCACGTTTACATTCAACCTAGATCTTGCCGATTCACTGGAAGAGGCATTTGAACGGGCGGGTTTAGAGCTTCGCAGTGGGTATGACTACAAGACCGCTAGACGCAGCCTCAACCTAATGATGCTGGAGTGGCAGAACAGAGGCTTGAACCTTTGGTCTGTAGACTTTGCTACACAAGCACTTACCGCTGGCACGAATCAGTACACGCTAGATGGCAAGGTTCTAGACATTATCGAAGCTTTTGTCAGGACAAGTGCGGGTGAGGTCAATCAGCAGTTTGACCAGTCGATGACTCGAATCTCTGTAAGCCAGTACTCGAATCTTTCAAACAAGCTAACGCAAAGCAAGCCGTTGCAGTATTACGTTGAGCGCAATGTTGACTCAATCACAATAAATGTGTGGCCTACACCTGATGATCAAGAGACCTATCAGTTTGGTTACTACTACATGGAGCGTGTCGAGGACGCTGGCAACTCAGCGGCGAACAACATAGACGTTCCTGCTCGATTCTTGCCTTGCTTGGTTAGTGGGTTGGCTTATCAGTTGAGCATGAAGTACCCATCAGCAGGTGCTAGAGCGCAAGCCTTAAAGGCTGACTACGAAGAGCAATGGACGCTTGCCTCAGACTCGGATCGTAACAAAGCGTCATTGTACGTTTCTCCTGGGGGGTATTCGTTTTGAGTTCATACACTAGAGGTAAGTACGCTTTCGGTTACTGCGACATGACTGGGTTCAGGTATCCGCTCAAGGACTTGGTGCCTGAGATTGTTAACCAGCGACCTACAGGCTTTCTGGTGGGCAAGGATGTTGTTGATCCAGATCAGCCACAGTTGCAGTTAGGTAAGGTGCGGGTTGATGACCCTAGAGCACTGAGAAACCCAAGACCTGACAGAGGGTTAGATGAAAGCCGAATACTGGCTTCGTTCAATCCAGTGGGTCAAGTCGGCTTAGATTGTTCAGGTCACGTCGGTGTCGTTACAGTGGTGACAAGCTAATGGCGTGGACGTTCACAACCCTGAAGACAGCGATACAAGATTATCTTGAGACAAACGAGACAACGCTTGTTACCAATCTTCCTACGATAATTACTCAAGCAGAGGAGCGGATTCTTAAATCTGTTCAGTTGCCTAATTTCAGGAAGAACGTCACGGGTACGCTGACACAATCAAACACCTATCTAGAAACTCCTTCTGACTTTTTGTCGCCTTACTCGTTGGCTGTAGATAACAGTGGTTACGAGTACTTGCTATTTAAGGATGTGAACTTCATACGGCAAGCGTATCCAACAGCATCTACCACGGGGATACCCAAGTATTACGCGATCTTTGATGACACGACTTTCATTGTTGGGCCAACCCCAAACGGTAACTTAACAGTAGAACTTCATTATTTTTACAGGCCGCAATCAATCACCGTGTCTTCTGGTGGCACAAGTTGGCTGGGTGATAACGCAGAGAATGCGCTTTTATACGGTAGCCTTGTTGAGGCATATACCTTCTTGAAGGGTGAACCCGATCTGATGCAGCTTTATCAGGCTCGATACGACTCCGCTTTGGCAGATCTTAGAGCCTTGGGTGAGGGTTACAGTACAACTGACAGCTATCGCTCAGGCGAAGTAAGGTCTGCTAGGTGACAGCGGTTGGGCATGTTGGCAACGTTGTTGTTGCCACAACACAGAACAAAGGACACGACCCTGATTTCTGGGCAGATTCTGCAACAAAGCGTATTGTCAGTGTGGGTGAGAACAGTCATCCGTTGCTTGCAGAGCAGGCGCTATCTTTCCAAGAAGACATACGGAAGGTTATCGGTTATTACATTAAGGAAGCGATCAAGAGTGATCGGGCAACTTTAGCTGCTGAAGTTGAAGCTCAGGGTCAACCTGATTTGGCAAACATAATACGGAGACTTACATGAGTATCACATCTGCGCTATGCACATCGTTCAAGCAAGAGATTCTTGTCGGCACACATAACTTTACCGCTACCTCTGGTAATACTTTCAAGCTGGCGTTGTACACAAGCTCTGCCACATTGAATGCAAGCACTACTGCCTACACCACATCAAATGAGGTGTCTGGAACGGGATACACGGCGGCGGGTGCAGCTTTAACAAGCGTGACCCCTACCACGTCAAGCACAACGGCGTTTTGTGACTTTGCCGATCTCACGTTCAGTTCGAGTACGATCACTGCAAATGGTGCCTTGATCTACAACGATACTCAGTCAGATAAAGCTGTTTGCTCTTTAGCCTTTGGTGGTGATAAGACAAGCACCGCTGGAGATTTCACCATACAATTCCCAACGGCTGATGCCAGTAATGCGATCATTCGTATCGCCTAGCGATGGCAATTGTTAATGGTTGGGGCAGAGGTACTTGGGGCCAAGGTGCGTGGAATGAAGCGATACCTGTTGAGGTTACCGGCGTTGCTGGTACAGGCGCTGTCGGGTCTGTCACAGCCACGGGAGGCGCAATTGTCTCTGTCACAGGCGTTTCTGCAACAGGGGCAGTCGGGTCAGTCTCGATCATTGAAGGGTCAGGCGTTACGGTTTCTGTTACAGGAGTTGCTGGAACGGGCGCGGTTGGCTCTGTCACAGTTGCCGCTGATGCAAATGTCAGCGTTACGGGAGTCTCTGGTACAAGCGCACTGGGCACGGTTTCGCTCAAGTGTGATAACAACATTTCAGTCACTGGATTTGAAGCGACTGGTTCAGTCGGTTCGGTATCGGTTACAGCCGGTGCCGTCGTTAGTGTTACTGGCGTTGCTGCTACTGGCGCAACTGGTTCGGCAAATGTTTGGAGCCTTGTCATACCAGGTCAAACAGCAAGCTACTCGGTTGTATCAGACAGTCAAACAGCAAGTTACTCTGCTGTATCAAAAAGCCAAACAGCTAACTGGGAAGAGGTAGCGTAATGGTACGCAAGGTCAAGAAGGTTATTAAAGGATTAGAGAAAGCCTCTAAGACACACAAGAAACAAGCTGAAATGCTAAAAAAGCATGTGGCGTCTATCAAGAAGACAAAGCCTAAGACTAAAAGTCGGAGAAGATAAATGGCAACTTACGTTAATGATCTACGCCTAAAAGAGATATCTACTGGCGATGAGGCAGGTACCTGGGGCACCAGTACGAATACAAATTTAGAGCTAATTGCAGAGGCATTTAGTTTTGGCACCGAAGCTATTACGACGAATGCTGATACTCATACTACTACTATTGCTGATGGGTCTACTGATCCGGGCCGCAGTCTCTTCCTCAAATATACTGGCACTCTTGATTCAACTTGCACCATCACTATAGGCCCAAACACGGTCAGCAAGCTCTGGTTCATCGAGAACGCAACGAGCGGATCGCAAAGCATTATCATCAGCCAAGGCTCTGGCGCGAACATCACCATACTGAATGGTCAGACCAAAGCGATTTATAGCGATGGCGCAGGCTCTGGCGCTGCGATGGTTGATGCGTTTACTGATCTATCTGTCCCATCGTTCTTTGTATCAGGCGATTTAGACGTAGATGGCGCGTCCACTTTTGACGGCATCACTAACGCAGGAAATTTTGCTACTGATGGTGGCACAGTAAAACTCGACGGCAATCATCCAGTTTCTACTGACAACGTAGCACTGGGTAACACCGCCCTAGATAGCAACAGTTCTGGAGATCAGAATACGGCTATTGGTGCTAACTCTCTGACAGCACTTACTGGGTCAAATAACAATACTGGCGTCGGGTATAACACCCTTGCGGCAACTACTGGGGCGAAAAATGTTGCAGTAGGTTCTACTGCGATGGCAGCGAACGTCAATGGCTCTAACGCGGTGGCAGTTGGATTTGGTGCCTTAGATGCCCAAGCGCCTAGCACGGCTACGGATACCTATAACGTAGCAGTGGGCTATGAGGCAGGCGGGGCAGTCACCACGGGAACTAACAACACCTTAATCGGAGCCACCGCTGGTGATGCTCTTACTGAAGGGGCTGGCAACACACTACTTGGTTATAGTGCAGGGGGAGCAGAAAGCACAGGTAGTAACAATGTTATTGTAGGTCAAGCAGGACAGGCACAAACACTCACCAACGACACCGTTGCAGTCGGTGATGGCGCACTACAAACAAACACCAAATCAGCTAAAAACACAGCAATCGGTAGAAGTGCATTAAGAAATCTTAACCACACTACGGCCACAGATGCATACAATGTAGGTTTAGGTTACAACGCTGGTTTATCAGTCACCACGGGTCTTAGCAACACCCTACTTGGCGGTCTTGCTGGTGATGCTTTAACAGACGCAGATTTTAATGTTGCGCTAGGTAGATCAGCTTTAACTGATGACACGCTTGGCAGTAAAACTGTCGCAGTTGGTTACAACGCTTTAGGATCACAAAACTTTACTACTGCTACAGATACTTTTAACACGGCAGTTGGGTTCCAAGCTGGAGTAGCAGTCACCACGGGAATCCAGAACACCCTCGTCGGTGCCAACGCAGGAGATGCTTTAACGGATGCTGACGGTAATATTGCTGTAGGGATTAACGCACTAAGTAGTGACACATTAGGAAGTCATAGCGTAGCGATTGGTAATGGAGCCTTATTCGCTCAAAACTTCACCACAGCCACAAATGCTTTTAACGTCGGAATTGGCTATGCAGCAGGCGGCGCAGTCACTACGGGAGTTCAGAATACCCTCTTGGGAGCGGCTGCTGGTGATGCAATAACTACAGGTTTTGCCAATGTCGCCATAGGTTTTCAGGCGCTTAGTTCTGAAGATGTTGGAACCAATACCGTTGCTATTGGTCAGAACGCATTGTTTGCTCAAAATAATGCAACGGCAGTTGCTACATATAACGTCGCTGTAGGACAGTCGGCAGGAGCGGCAATCACCACGGGAACCTTCAACAGTCTTGTCGGTGGGTTAGCTGGTGATGCTCTGACCGATGCTGACGAAAATGTTGCCGTTGGTGCGGTTGCTCTTTCTTCTGATACTCTTGGTAGTCGGTCAACCGCTGTTGGGCGAAGTGCTTTAGCAACACAAAACTTCACTACGGCTACAAATGTGTACAACGTCGGAGTGGGATACGCCGCAGGATCATTAATCACCACGGCTGAACAAACAACTATCGTTGGCGGTCTTTCTGGTGATGCTCTAACAACTGGTGGAAGCAACGCTGCCTTCGGCTATGGCACTCTTTCTTCAGCTACGATTAACTCAGCAAACGTAGCTGTTGGCGCTTTATCTTTAGTCACTATGAACAATACGACAACCGCTGCAACATTTAATACGGCAGTCGGGTATCAGTCTGGCGCCTCAGTCAGTACGGGACTCA